CACTACAGATATTGAAAAGAAAAGTCTTGAAGCACACGTTGAACTGTGTGCAGAGCGTTACCGCATGCTGGAACTCAAAATAGAAACAGTGGAACGAGAAGTTGGCGAAGTAAAAATCATGGTGTCAGATGTGCATAGTATGGTAAATCAGATGGGCGAAAAACGCAACGATCAAATCATTGCCTGGGGCATTGGCATCATTGGTGCATTACTGGGCATGGTGGGATGGCTTGGCTCTCACTACATCAAGACACTATGACACGTGATCAAAAATTAGAACGCTTTGCTGAGCGTGAACTCAAACGTGTGTACACTGAACTTATCATTGACGATGAATATGGTGGTTACGTGATATTTGGTCATTATTATCTGCGTCCTGAATCAGCAGGATTTGCTGTATATCACAGCGATGATCTTGTGAGTGTATTCAGCAGTAAAAAAAATGCCATGTCATATTGTGTGGCTGATCACTTGAAACAGTTTCAATTGGCACAAAACATCCGCATATTAGACCACAAAAAACAATCACTCACTGCTGATATCTATTGTCGACGTGGGCAAGCAGACCGTAGCAGCCGCCCAGAATTCCGTGAAATAGTACACACCAAATTAGCACTCAAAATTGAGAACCTTACCTTGCTGAATCAAGAATTGGAAAAATGTATAAATTCGGCTAAATATTTACAACTAAGAGGATTTTCCAAATGAAATTGACCGAACTGGCCCAACCAAACAAGAGCCGCCAAGTAGCCCGAGTATTTGAAAGTTACTTTGGTACAAAAATGCCTGTGAACCGCCTTACTGTAAAGGAAGCACAGGCCATGTTGAAACGTGTGCGCGGTGTGATTGCTGAACATCAACGCATGACCACTCGTCATGTCAGTGAACGCAATCCGGCCTATTTAAAATTGGTAATGATGGAACAGGCTTTGACTCTTCGCGTAAAAGAAGAAGCAATACCAGTTGCTCCTCCCACACAAGCCAAACCTGGACAACCTACCAATGGTCAACAAGCCACAGTAGATATCAAAGATCCAAAAGTTGCTGCGGCACTAAAGAAAAGTCAAGCAGGACAAAATCTCACACCTGACGAACAAAAACTTATTGCCGGACAGGCATTGATGACTGCCGAAAGTCGTTTGCGCCGAGCATATCAATTTTTAAAAGAATCAGAAGTACAACAAGCTCAAGTTGTTTTGGCTGCACAAGACATGGTAGACAAAATGCAAAGCATGTTGGAAGACACCACAGAAATGCAATTCAAAGAACTGCCTGCTTTGGTCGACAGTATCCGCAATCAAATTGGCATTGAACAAGCCACACAATTTAACACTGATGCCACCGCAGCATTGCAAGGCTTGGTACAAAATCTGCAAGGTGCAAAACAACAACTAGAAGCAGCACTGGGTGTGGTCACAGGACAACCTGCTGCTCTAGACACCAGCATGGCTGCCAGTGGCGTTCCTGGAGCAGTTCCTGCCCCTGTGCCTGGGGAAGAACTTGGTGCAGACATAGGTGCTGATGTTGGTGCAGACATAGGTGCTGATGTTGGTGCTGATTTTGAAACAGGCGCCGAGCCTCCTCGTGCAGCATTGGGCAGAGCCCGTAGATAATGAGAATTGATGAAGTTGAGAACAACACACCAGACCCTAGCAAACTGATGGGTCTGGTGAATTTTCTTGCTGGTCGTGCCGACGATGAAAATGCTCAAAAACAAATCAGCACTGATGCATTTATAAATGCTGCTCGCAGTTTGGGATTTCCTATTGGACAAAGAAATATTGTGAGTATTGTGAGTCAGCCCCCACTGGATTCGGTGTTAGAACCAATGGATCCACAAAATCCTAGCGTAATCAAGTACAAAGGTGCCGGACCAACAGATCCAATCAAAATGCCTGTGAACAAAGCACAAGACATTGTGGCAGCTTCAGCCAAATCCGCCATGCAACGCGGAATGAATCAATAACCAATTTTATTGACAAACATCAGTAAATACGCTATAATTAGCGAGGAGATATCACATGGCCTATTCACAAAAAGTAATTGATCACTATGAAAACCCACGTAATGTGGGCAAGTTTGACATAGATGATACTGTTGGCACAGGCATGGTAGGAGCACCTGCTTGTGGTGATGTAATGAAATTGCAAATCAAAGTCAAGGATGGAGTAATAACCGATGCCAGGTTCAAAACATACGGATGCGGTAGTGCAATTGCCTCATCCTCTCTTGTTACCGAGTGGGTTAAAGGACGAACGCTTGACCAAGCCGCAGCTCTTAAAAATTCAGAGATTGCTGAAGAACTCGCACTGCCACCAGTCAAGATTCATTGTTCTATTCTTGCTGAAGATGCTATACGAGCAGCCGTAGAAGACTATCGTAAAAAGCATGATCTCGTTAACTGACACAGCACGTAACAGAATCGAACGACTAATTGAACTCAAAGGCTATGCTGGCATACGCCTGGGAGTAAAAACCACAGGCTGTTCAGGTCTAGCTTATGTGCTGGAATATGTCAAAGAATATGAACCTGACACGAACACCATAAACTATGCTCAAAACGAGTTTTGTGTGCTGGTTGACAAAAAGTCTGATGTGTACCTGCGCGGAACACAAGTAGACTATGTACGCCAAGGTCTTAACGAAGGCTTTGAATTCTCCAACCCCAATGAACGTGACCGTTGTGGTTGCGGAGAAAGTTTTAGAGTATGAAAATACAACACGCTGACGCTGGTGCGTTGACCAACTATGCCCGGCATCTTAAAAATTTAACCGAAGAAGATAAAGAGCATGCTGATAAAAAATAAAAATAACATAATTGCATTTGCATACCCAAAAATGTCCGGAGGCAAGACAATAATAAATGCCCTAGGCATAAGCAACGGTTGCTACTTGCAAGATTACAATTTAGTAGAACAACAAAACCAAGGTAATTTTACTCCCGAGCAAAAAGTTGAATTACTAATCAATAGATTAAAAGCTGAAAACCGTCAATGGAAAGATTTGCAGTTGGGCGATGGTCAATTATACAACGGTAATTACACTAGCAATCGATTCAAACAACTACAGGGTCTGAAAAACTATTTTTTTATTGTTGCTGGTGATGCTGGTCCAGCATCACCGGGTCTCAATAACATTGAAAAATTTGAAAAGTTGACTCGAGCTGCTCCAGATTTTACTTGTATAACTCTCGTAAACACCAATCGTTTTATAAACTTTCGTCTTGGATTCAATGACTTAGACTTTGACCGATCTCAATATCCAGAGTTATCACAGCAGTGGCCCGGTCAGATTGAAGATTATTTCAAACAAAAAGCAGACGTAGTGTGGGACTGCGACTGGTTCTTTGACAGAGGGCAATTTTTATCTAATTTAAAAAACATTTACAAAATGCTGGGGTTGACAGATTTTAATGAATACTTAATCTCCAAGTATTACGACGAGTATATCACAACTTTAAAACGCATAGTCATAGAAATTAACAATATACCAAAGGAAATAAATGATAATTCAACGATACAATTACACTCCCCTTAGCAGAACCACAGTTGAGGGCAAACGCCATTATTGTTTGCCAGACGGCAGCAAAGTCCCGTCAGTTACAACAATACTTGACAAGACTAAACCTGCTGACCAACGCGAAGCACTTGCCAACTGGAAACGGGCTGTGGGCGAAAAACGTGCTCAAGAAATTACCACAGAAGCAGCTAACCGTGGCACACGTATGCACGTCTATCTTGAGCAATATATTCTACAAGATGATTTAAAACCTTTGCCCGGTAACCCTTTTGCACACCCCAGCTGGTTCATGGCCGCCGAAGTTATCTTACAAGGGCTGTGCAATGTAGATGAATTCTGGGGCACAGAAGTTCCTGTGTATTATTCAGGCTTGTATGCAGGGACCACGGACTGTTTGGGTTTATGGAAGGGTAAGCCTGCTATCATGGACTTCAAGCAAAGCAACAAAGTTAAGAAAAAAGAGTGGATCAGCGACTACTTTATTCAGCTTGCTGCCTACGCTGCTGCCCATAACGAAACACACGGCACAAATATAGATCAAGGCGTTATTTTAATGGCAGTACAACCTAAATTACTACTTGACGGAACATATGATAAACCCCAATATTTAGAATTTACTATAGAAGGTGATGAATTCAAGTACTGGAGCGACGAGTGGATGAAACGTGTGGAGTTGTATTACTTGACTAGATAGCCATGATAGTAACGGATCACACATATCTGCCTGGCAACAGCGCACAGATGCTGTGATCAATTTGGCCAACGCACTGTACCCAGATATCACAGATATTTGGCATGAAAATATTAGCCGTTTAAAGCACAACAGAGAACTATTTTTTTCCAAAGCCTTGGAACAACATGTAATTCAAGATGTTGGGGATATATTTGAACTTGCCTACTAGGTTTTAAAAACTAAATACTGTAAATAACCCAAGGAATCAAACAGTGGCAATTGTACAAATATCCCGAATCACCGCCCGCAAGGGTTTACAAATAGATTTACCGCAACCCTTGGCCGGTGCTGAACTGGGTTGGGCCATAGATGATCGCAGACTGTTCATTGGCAACGGCACACTGGATGAAGGTGCACCAGTAATAGGCAACACTGAAATCCTAACAGAATTTTCTGATGTGCTTAACTATGCCAATCAATATGTGTATCGCGGCGAAGCTGCTGGTTACACAGTTCAAACTGGCGCCACAGCTGGACAATCTGTCAGCCAAAGTTTGCAAAGTCGTCTAGACAGTTTTGTTGTGGTAACGGATTTTGGAGCCACAGGCAATGGAACAACTGATGACACAGCAGCCATTAACCGAGCACTGTATCAATTGTACTGTGTACAGAGCAACTCACAAGTGCGCCGTAGCCTGTATTTTCCAGCCGGTACTTATCGGGTCTCAAATACCATTTTAATTCCTTCCTATGCCAGATTATACGGCGACGGAGCCGACAGCTCCATCATCAACTTTACGGTACAAAACTGGACTGCTAACACTGCCTACGGCCTAGGCGTGCTG